GTGTGTGTGAGATGTTCCACAGTCTGTGCTTGTCGGCACCCTGCCCGCCAACCATCAAACGACCCTTCACATACCCGATCTTGCCCGCCTCAATACCCGTGATGTACGCCGACGAACTGCCGATACCGGCGTTCGTCTGGTCGATGTCACCGTTGCTGTACGAATAGAACACGTGATACCCGTCGGATGCCAACGAATGAATGTTCGACGCCGCCGTACCAGTCACCGTCGTAAACGTCGAAAGGTCGGTGGTGAACTTGACGTTCTGCCCGTCCGACAAATAGACGCGGGTATCGGCAGTTGTCAAGAACAGGTTGCTGTTCGCGGACGACAACACCTGCGACGTGTCGGGCAGCAGCGAGATGCGGCCACGCGTCCACGGGTCGATACCTTTCGACGTGTTGAAACGGAACGCCTCAGCCTCCGCCGTGTCCGCATACTGTTGACCGGCACCGTAATGCCACGACGACTGCGAACGCCGCCACAAACCCTGCGGGTTCAACGACGCCTCACCAGGCTCCGAAGATTGGTCCACCGAGTCGCGGACACGCGCATCGAACACCCGCGAAAACTCGTTGCTCGCCATATCCAACATGTACGGGCGACCGTTGATCGCCACAGGATAAATGTCGGGCACCAACTCCGACGAACCCGTACCCGAATAGAACGCGGTGGCGGGAAAGAACGCCGCCGTAAAATCGTTCAGCGTAGCCATGCGGCTACTTCCTGAACTTGATCGGGAACTGCGCCTTCAACCGCCCAGCCTCAGCAATGACCCGTTCCCTACGCAACCGCATCACGTTCGCCATCGACTGTGCGATGGCACCAGCCTGCACCTCGTCGGCTCGCCGCGTATCCGACTGCGACTCCGTGAAGTTGCGTTTGATTTCACGCGGAGCGATCAACCGCATAATCACACCCAACTCGATGATGTCGTCGCACGTCGCAGGCAGGAAACAATCCGTCGTCAAATCCGATGCCTCCGTCGTCGCCTTCACGAACGGGGCCTTGTGACGCACCCGCAACGTCCCCGCCATCACCGGCTGATCGAACACCAGACTGTTACCCGACGCGAAATCCGTCGTCGGCAAACCCGTCTGCAACCGCACCAAATGAATCACCGGATACTCGTCAGCCAAATACCGTAGACGCACATCTATCAACTCCAGAATCGTGCCCGACGACGTGATGTTGATTTGTCGGTCGTTACCGTTGTACGACAAACTCGTGGACACCACACGGAACAAACCGTTCGCCGTCGAAGACAAATCATCCAGTTCCGCGTTCACCGCATCAAACATCGAGATGCGCGGAAACCTCGGACTCAGGGTGACGGTCGCCGCCGAAGCATGTGACGCCGCAGTAGACCCGTTGAAACCCCGCTCAACCGTAAGCGTCTTGGTTGCCGGTACCGCCTCCCAAACATAAAAGAGTTCTGAGTCAACCTCGAATACAGAACCAGTGCGAAGGCCGCCAAGATCGTAAGTAAGCACAACAGTCGTCGTGCTACTGTCGAGGCTCGACGCCAATCTGTTGCGTTCTTCAACGACCCCTGCCAACATCTGACGCGACGCCCTGTTGAGGATCGTCGCAACCGTAGTCATCAGTACCCTGCGTAACTCCCGAACTGTGCGCGAGCCGAAGACTTCATCGTGCGCTTACCCTTCTTGAACTTGGGGGCACCCTTCTGCTCTTTGCTTGGCGCACCCTTCATTGAGGTTTTCTTCATTTTCTTTTGCTTCACAACGGGACTCCTGTTCGTGAACGGTATCGTCAACGAAGCCTAGCAGTCCCACCTGCGCAACGCCAAAGCTTTACGCGTCGGCCTACCTTTCGAATCCTTCAACGGTCCAGGCATACCCGACATGCGGGCACAGAAAGATTTGCGGCGGGCAGCAGCCTTCGGAGACTTCTTCGCCTGCGCAGCCGACACCGGCGGTTTCAACGTGCCACCAGTCTGACGCTTGTACGACGCCCGACCCTTCGCGTTCAACCCACCCCTGGGGTCCTTGCCCTCCTTGCGTTGCCACGCCGGTGTTTTAGCCACGCCGACGACCCTTCTTCTTCGCGGAGTTCGCAGGGACACAGTTCGGGACACGGCGACCGTTCTTCATCTTCATACCCTTCATAACGTAGCCATCCCAGCACGGACCCTGCTTGGCCATTACTTCTTCTTCCTTTTGTTCTTCGACTTGCTGCGCTTCAACGCCGCGAAATCCGCGCCCGTGATCTTGTCACGCGGCTCAGCGACACGCGCCAAACGCTTCTGTTTCGGTGAATACTTCGCAAACGGCATTATCGGTACCTCTTCGTTTTCTCGGCTATCTTCTTTGGTTGCTTCACGAACTGTTTACCAGCCCTGTTACCTTTTGCTTTCGCACGGTTCGTCGCCGCCTTCTCCGCAGGCGACAACGCGTTCCATGCCGCATCAGGCAAATAACGTTTCTTACCTTTCGACGGCGAACCGTCAGACGTGCGCCACTTCTGTTTCGACCAGTTGCGTAACGACTGCTGCGATTTCGCCAACGGCATCAGCGGTATCCCCCACCGGCTTTCTTGTATTCGGCGGCAAGCAACTGTGCTTTGCGGGCCGACCACTCGCCAGGATCGCCGCCACGCGACCCAGCCTTGATTTTCTTGAACAAGCGTTTACGCATCTCAGGCTTCGTGTAGTTGCCTGCCTCGTTCACGCGGGATTTAGTTTTCTTCTTCACACGTGTTCCCTTCCAATACGGTTAGACACCCACGATACCCCACGACTGCGCCAAAGGTCAACATAGTCAATCCGCTATCTTCTCCAGTTTCGCGGAACCGTCAATCTTCATCGGCTGCCCACCCGTCCTGCGTATCCGTTTGTAGGCATCCAAATCCTTGTCCAACACCCGTTCCTTCTCGTTCAGTTCAGCGACATTGTGGCGGGTCGGCATCGCAGAACCCGACATCCGCACATGCGCTATCCGGCAAGCAAAACAGCCCTCAACATCAAGGTTCGGATGCGTCTCCCTATGTTTCATGTCCCCTGCCGCCTGTTAGTAGAACGTGCCGCCGGCATCATAGAACGGTGTTGCCTTACCGGTGAACGCCGACGAAAACCCGATAATCACCGTGTCCAACCCGCCGACGATGATTGAACCCGTGGCAAGCCCAGCAAGCGAACCGAGCGGGTCGGCGTTAGAAACGAAGGGTTCGCCTTCGCTTTCGATTCCAACTTCGCCAGCCACGTCGTTTAGTTGGGCTATCCGGTTCATGACGAACACGATCCCCTTGCCGACCGTACCGGCAATCGTGTTCAACGCCCCCAACAACTCCTTGCCGTCCGTACCAGCCAACGTGTTCGCCACACCCTGAGCCGCCTTACCCGACGTGCCAGCCAACCTGTTCAACTCGCCCTGCAAACTCACGTCAAATACGCTCCATAACCAGCCGCAGTCAAATCGGCGGCCTCCGCATCAGTCACAATGTTGTCGTGACCACCGTGATAAAGAATCGTGAAATCGCTCGGATTCCGCTGGTCGATTTCGCTGAACGTACCGTCCGTCAACTTGTAGACGTTACGGCCACGCGGATCGGCGGCGAAATGCCGAAACAAACTGTGTCCCAAACCGACACCGTTCGGGTCCGCGTAACGAACCAGGTTGTCTGTCGGTGGACGGAACGTTGGCATAGCAACATTCTAACAGAAGTGGGAGGGCGGGGCAGGGGAGGAAACCCCGCCCCCCACCAATGTTGTGTGCTACTAGCTGTTCGCGCCGATGCTCGACGAGGACTCGATGCGACGCAGCGACGCCTCACGGAAGCGGGCGTAGCCACCCAGCCAGTACCAACCGACCGGTTGGAAACGGCTGAGGACATCGACCACTGGACCGCGAACGACACGCGGGAACGGACCGTTGCCGTCCACGACGCTGTGCGCCTTCGCTAGAGCCTGACGGCCGCAGATGTGCGTGCAGTACACGTCAATCGTGCCCGCCGAACCTGAACCGTTCGAGGCGTTCTCGAAGATTTTGGCTCGCGGAGTCTCGATGAAACGGACACCTTCGAACGCGCCGACTTCACCGTTGTAGATACCGGCGGGGTCGCTGTACACGTGCGGGTCACGCCACGAGGCGACACCCGTTTCACGGCGCAGGTCGAACGACACGTCGGGGTGAATGTAACCCATGTACATGCCGTTGAACGACACCGCGTTCGCGCTGCGGAGGGCCGACACGATCTTGCGAACGTCGTTCGCTTCGATGACGTCTTCCACCTGGACCGTGGTGCGGCTTGCCGGATCGGATGCGCCGCCACCGCCGAAGATGACGTTGGTGCCAGCCGAAAGTACGTCGCGGATCACCGAGTCAATCGAGATGCCTGCGTTGTAGCCGACGATGTTCGCCGCTGCCGCATCGACATCGAGGAACGAGGTGCCACGCAACTTGGCGGTCGTGTTCACCGCGTTGCCGTACTCGGCAAGGGTGACTTCGACTTGGCTGTCGCTCATGGCCACCGGTGTCACGTCGGTGTCTTCGGTGAGGGCCGAGGTAACGGCGGTCAAGTCGTTGAAAATCGTGAACTTGACGCTGGAACCTGGCATGGATTGTGCGACAGGCTGCACATCGGCAACCGCGTCGAACAAGAGTTCGCTGCGGAGCGCGAAATACGCAATCCTGTCAAATGCTGTCTGGTCTGTTGACAGACTCGACTGTTGTGTCTTGGACATTGCTGTGGTTTTCCTTTCCCACAGCTTTCAAGACTGCGGGCTAGATGGTTTCTGCTTCCTGTCGGGCCTGAGCCAAAATCTGCATGACCTCTTGCTCGTTCTTCGCCTGGTTCAGTTTGGTGTTCCAATCAACCACCGGATCGCTCGTATCACCCGCACGTTGCGCTTTCGTGATGCGGTTCCATGCGTCGGCTTCGGATTTGGCTTTCGCGTTCTCCACAGCCTTCTGGATGAGGTTTGCTTCCTCGGCGGCCTGTCGGATCGCCTCACTGGAGATTTCACCGTCGTAACCCTTGACGAAGTATTTGGCCATCGGGTTATCCATCGGGATTCCCGCTTTGATGAAGGCCACTTCTCGTTTCAGGGCTGCCGCTTCGACCAGTGCTTGCTTGGATTCGTTCAACTCTTTTTCGAGTTGCTTCATCCGTGCCCGCACGGGGTCTTTCGGTGTCTCGTCAGGTTCTTGTTCGAACTCGTGGACGTTTGACATGGCTCACTCCTTCTACCCACACCGAAGGGGAGGACCTTCGGCGGCTGTATCTTTTACGACACTCAGAGAGTAGCACACCACTCTGGGTGGTTGTCAATAGGGCTATTGGGCTAAGCCGACACCCGTTTCAACGGTGCCCGAAGTAGCCCCCGATGTGCGGGCGAACTGTCCGCCAGCCTGGAACTCACCGATACGTTGCGCCCTACGTTGGGCGAGGCGGCGTTGCGCCACAGGATCGTACTCAAAGATTGCCCCAATCTCACCCTCAGGGGTGAGGGCTT